GTCTATACACTCAATAGATCCTTTTTTGTAGTGTGGTGGGTGATTTACGTTATCTGTCATCTCTTTTCTCCTGTAGCTCTGCTTTCACACAAAACAATTTATCTTCAGTTTCCTTGGTCATTTTCTTTAACCATGCTAAATGCTCTTCATACCTAGCTATTCTTTTGTTTATATCTTCACTCATTTAATTCCTCTCTATAAAAATTACCAGTGTCTAGATCTACAACGTTTGGTGTGTTGTATATACTCGCTGGTTTACCGTTTAATACTTTATGGTATTCTGTTAAATAATCAGACAGGTAGTTCCACCCTGCTTCCATGTCGGTGTGATTCATCTTAAATACTTTACTTGCATAAGGTTTTTTCTTTTCTTGTGCAACAAAGGCAAAGTCATGAACCTTAAAACCAGCCTTTTCAAAGCCACGTTTGTACCAAGCAGCTTGTAAATCATAAGAGTATCTTCTAACAGAGTTTGTAAAGCCTTTAACCGAACAATCAACAGTAGTTTTATAATCAACTAAGACTATTCCATTACTTGCATGTGGTTTCTCAAAAGGGTTTAAGACTACATCTGCTCTGGTTTTGCAAAGTAAATCTTGCTCATACCAGTATATAGACACCTCGTAGGGTGAATTAAAGACCTGTGGATACTCATTTTCTGGATTTAGATAAGCTTTCGACTCAGTTACTAAGCTGTTTCTCATGCTATATATGGTATCTTTGTCCTTCTCATTAATAACAGTAAGACCTCTATCCATACTTTCCTTCTTTAATAGCTTGTTAGCATTTGTCAAAAGTGATCCAGATAAACATACAACATCACTAAAGAATGCACTTTCTCCTTCAACAACAAGAGAGTGAGCAGCAGATCCAAAGTTCATAGCTGGAGTTGTCTCAATAACCTCCTCAAGAGAATGCAGTTGACTCTGACTAAATCTTCTTATGTTAGAGGAAGACAGGCCAGGGCTCTTATGATAATAAGCATTAGACAGGTTAGGAAAGTAGTAAGCATCGCCAACTACAACATGTTCTATCATTTGCAATTGTTCTGGTAATGCTTTCATGATGTCTCCCTTTTAGTTTTAGTAACTAGCTCTCTAACCCAACCCTTGCCTTCTTTTTCGGTAGGAGCAAAGTCAACTGCTAATTGTGTAAAAATAGTTATCCCTGCATAAACCACATAGGGCAGAGGAAGATCCTTATTTGCTTTTTGAAGTGTGTCAAGTAGATCATAATAAAACTGATCGTATGCTTTTTCTTCTTTTGATACTGCTTTTGCTTTCATGATGCCTCCTGGTCTTTTACAGCTAATTCATCTACTGCTGACTGTAGTTCTTTAATAGCAACACCACACTGCCATAAGTGATAATTAATCTTATCTTGTTGTATTTGTTTTTCTAAGTCTTCCTTAGGTGGGTTTGTGTAATTGATTACCTCATCGATAATATCATTTACGGTTATTTCTTTCTTACTCATAATTACTCCTAATGTGTATAAGTTTGTATTCTACTTTAGATTATGTATAATGTCTACAGTTTTAATATAAACAGATTTACATAAAGTAAATTAAAGGAGAGAAGTAATGAGTAGAACAAACGATTTGTATTGCATGATGAGGTTATCTTATGAACAGGCTGTAGACGATTACAACTGTAAGAAGGTTGATTCTGTGCTATCTGCATATAAGAAGTATCATGTTATTAATGTTGGTATGAGCAGTGGAGATCCACAGGGTGATATCTTGAATTTTTATGACGATGACAACAGACAAGAGTCTATGTTGTAGGGTAGGAATGTTTTTTACTATCGTGTTAAGATGCGATATGCCAAAGATTGTAGAAATTAAAGACAAGATGGCCGAGCCCTCACTTCAGGAAGTAATTTCCAGACTAGACTCTATGTTTGAGAACATGGTTTATAGAGGTGAGGACAAGGTAAATATTGTCTTAGCAAGTTTAAGTTTTTGTATCTCTCAGCTTAGTATAGAGTTCAGTGATAAAGAAGTTGCGAAGTTGGTTGATGAGCTTTTAGCACAATATATTGACAAATCTGCTAAGAAATAGATTATTGACAATTATTGACATAACTTCATGACAGCTATAAACATGATAAGAATGCACCTTTCAGGATTATTGTATTTTTTTCATTTTTGTCATTAGAGTGAGAGATAACTTATATAAATAAATGAGATAATACTTGACTAGATATACACTCTTCAAGTATCCTCACAATACACTTTAGGGTAAAGTGGGGGTAGGTATTACTAAAAACTTGCTTCTACTCTAATATGCGAAATATGGGATATAGAAAAAATAATTTGGAATATGAACCTATAATCTCTTCTGAGGAAGAAGCTCCCATTGAGTATTGCAATCTCGATAACTCACTAAACCGAAGACAAAGAAATTTTATTTGGATCTCGGTCAACAATCCCAGACTATCTTTAGTCGAATGCGCACACAAGGCTGGATATACAAGTCCTAGACAAGCCGCACATAAATTAATGAACAAGCCTCTCATTCGTAAAGAATATAACTATCTTATGAACCAGGCTAAGAAAAAATATGAACTGAACTACGACAGAGCCGTTCAGGATCTCTATGATATTCGGGACAAGGCAATGGAAGCTGGGTCTTTTAATGCGGCCATATCAGCTCAGAACGCTTTGTTAAAAGTCGGGGGCTTAATTGTAGATCGCAAAGAAGTTATGTTCGGCAAAGTAGATCAAATGAGTCGGGAAGAAGTAGAAACCAGATTAATTCAGCTCATGGGTAATGTTGTTGATGCTAGTCTGGAAAATAAAAATAAAGATCCAGATCCTGAATTAATTGATCCAGACTTTATTGATGGAATAACAGACAAAGAAGAAGATAAATCTATTACTGATCTTGATAGTGTGGTTGAGGAAAAGCCTAGTAAGAAGAAGTGGGAAAAGAAAGAAGAGGCATAAAATATCTATTGGAGAGTAATAAAAGAGAAGTAATACAAATAAATTAGTCTATGCCTCGAAAAAGATTATATGTTACTTATTTGGATTGTTCAAGAACTTGTCTAAAGCTCTAAATAAAGATTTGTAAGATCGAAACCAAGCTGTATGAATGAGCTTGTTGTCTTGGTAAGTCAAATAACCCACAGTAAAGCTGACATTATCAATATTATGGTATTGCTGTAAGTCATACTTTACGGGGTTGAAAGGTACTATTTTTATATAGTATTTATTCATCAGGAGCTACAGGCTCTGAGATAATATAAACAATAATCATAATAACAATGGTAATTATAAACGCTGTATCAACTGACATCAGATACCTCCTCTAAATGATTTACCAATCTATCTAATCCACCACATATCCCTTCATACTCAACCATTGAATGGCAATCACCAACCCACTCTGTATCGTTTTTAATATCTTTTACAATATTTTTTATTTGCTCAATCGTTATCATGTTGTTACCTCTTTAAGTAGTTTTCCATTATTGTTATTTTGTCTTGCAATTTATGTAAATCATCTTCTGATACTTCGCTAGGCTCATCAAGGTAACAAGCAATAGTTATACTTGCTTCTTTGATAGCTACTACTAAATCTGCATATTCTACTTTTTGCCTTATATTATCCCAATTTCTTATGGTATCTATTGGAACAATAAACACTTTATCGCAAGAACCACAACTCCAAAACTCTGCTTCTCCACACTTGGTATCACAGTCATAATCTAAATCTTTTTTCTTACATGACGGGCATTTCTCTATCATCATTCTTCTCCTTTATAAATATCTATTACGGCATTCTTTATGCCTTTCATATGTCTTGCATGTCTATCCCATTCGTCTTCTTCTGGTTGGGTTAAACCCTCCACCTTCGTAATTGATACTTTAGGTGAATACATACGCCAATTAACCCAGAAAAGTATTCTAGCCTCCTCCTCTGAACTTGCTTCTATTTCCGCATCTACACTTGCTGTTACTTTGTATAATTTACTCATCAGTCTTTCTCCCCTAGTTTGTTTGAATGTTGTTGCCAATAGCTTATAAATTCTTCTAGCCTTTCAATATGTTTGTATATGTTCTTACTATCTTCATAGTAAATCTTATTATCAATCATCTCTTTTATGTGTTCAAAAGACTCATCTATTTCTTTTAAATCATCTTGTAAAAAACCTAATAATCTACTCATCAGTCTTGCTCCCTTAGTTTGTAATCAATCCATAACGAATCTATTAGTTCATGTACTTCAGAATCTGAAAACCTGGAATAGAAATCTTTGTCATAGTCTTTGTCATTAGGATTGTGTATGTATTCTTTTTTAGTTTCCTCTGTGGCTAGTGCCACAGTTTCAAATAAATTATTTAATGCACGTTCTATTAAATCAAATTGCTTGTTAGTTACTGTTAGTTTCATAGGCCTTGCTCCTTGTTTTCTTTAACAATATTTTCACAAATCCATTCTTTAAAAAATCTATCATCCTCAGAAAAATCATACTTACTGTATGATCTTTCAATTATTCGTAATATTCTTTCATCAGAAAGATTTATATTTTCTTCTTCTAGTTCTTCTAAAGTTTCCTTTATACCTTTTACATCCACATAAGCTGTAATAACTAGGTTATGTTTTTCTTCAAGCTTTCTCATATCTTCATACATGCTACTCA